GGATACGATGCCCAGACGGGTGCCCTCGAGGTGGAGGGTGCCGACCGCACCGTCTGTTTCTCAGCCGTGAAGGACATCATCGAGAGTATCGATCAGGGTGCTCAGTGTACTGTCCTCCTCCAATTCGAGGGACTCTGGTTCCTCCGGAAGACGTTTGGCCCAGTATGGAAACTTGTCCAGGCCCGGGTCAAACCTGTCCCCGAGCCGGTCAAGTGTCTGATTCAGGATGAAGATTAAATTCTCCTATAGTAATAAATGGCTGTCAGCGCAAAATTCTGGATTGCACTCGTCGTCTTTGCCCTCTTCGTGCTCTTCATCTGGCGCCCCAAGTGGGCATCCTCATACACACCCAATGGAGTCATCGGGTTCACTGACGGCATTCCATCAGCATCCTTCGAGAGCGCAGCAGCCCCCACCACATCCGTTCAGCTCCCACGCGAAATCGCCTCCGACGAGGACTTTGGCGTGTTTTCCCCAGAGGATGTCATGAAGAACCAGAATTACCTCGATGCGCGGTCACACATCGGCTACCCGGAGACCCTCGGTGGCCCCCTCCGCAACGCCAGCTACGACCTCCGTTCTGAGCCACCCAACCCACGTGCTCCAGTCAGCATCTGGAACAACTCCACCATCGTCGCCGATACTATGCGCCCACAGTTCGAGATACTTAGAGAATAGATACCATACATGAACAATGGACGATTTTAAAGACCTCATGGCCCAGTGGATCGAGCTCAAGAAACACATCGACGTCGCCCGTCAGGACCTCAAAGTCCTCACCCAGCGGGAAAAGGAGCTCCGTCAGGCAGTCCAGGTGTATATGAAGAACGAAGATATTGACACCTGTACCACCAAAGACGCCAAGGTGGTGTACAAGACCAGGAACGTCAAGGCAAATTTCACTAAGGACCTTGTACGCAAAGGTCTCCTCACCTATTTCAACGGTGACCAGGCCCGTGTGGACTACGTGTTCGACATCATTCTCAAGAGCGCCGAAGTTAAGGAGAAGAGTAGTATCTCATGTAAGATTCTCGACCCCTGAGCGCCATGGGACTCAATAACGAATACGCAGGTGACGTGAACGACCTCGAGGACATTGATTACTCTTGTGATGACGTGGAGACATCCGATACATCGGTCGATCCACAGTCATGGCAAGACTGGCATTCCGAACACATTCTTAACATGTACTCGACAATCACAGAGTACTTTGAGATGTACTACCGTGTTCTCAATATATCATTCAATGATTGGAACACCTTCCTCTTCAATCGGAGAAACGCACTCTCCATGGAACCCTTGTACACCACCAATGATACATGGCTCGCTTCGCTCTACGACCAGCTTGTGACCTATTGTGAAATTCACGAACTCCCCTATCTCACGGGCATCCATTTTACCGATTTCCAAAATTTAATTTATTATCGCGATGTATAATAAATGGATTTCACCAGCCCTAAAATTCTCGTGCCGGCCATCCTCTTCGCCCTCCTCAGTCCAGGGATGCTCCTCAGCCTTCCGTCCCTGAAACTCGCATCCGGTCAGACCTCCATCCAGTCCGTCGTCATCCACGCCCTCGTGCTCGGCCTGGTCTACTGGGGTCTCGTCAAGGCGGGTCTCTTCAAGACCACCCTCACCCAGGCTGACCTCATCGTCCCCATCGTCCTCTTCATCCTCCTCAGCCCAGGCGTCCTCCTCAGTCTCCCGTCCCTGAAATTCGCCTCCGGTACCACCAGTGTCCCAGCCGTGGCCATCCACACCTTCGTGTTCGTCCTCCTGTTTGCGATTCTCCGCTCCCGTTTTCCCCAGTACTATTAGATAGATGAAGTGTCTCGCCCTCGGAGGTGGAGGACTGGCCCTCTTCGCGACACTGGGTCATATCAATCGACTCCATGATTCGGGGAATCTCACAGACCTCGAGGAACTCTCAGGCGCCTCCGCCGGTGCTATGGTCGCCGTCGGATACGCTCTCTATCGCGAACACCTCTTTGAAAAGATGATGACCGTCGACTCGTCGAAATTCTTTAAACTCAATATCCAAACACTCATACGCGAGAATGGTCTCTCGAGTATGAATGGGTGCCGCGACGAGTTTATCCGACTCGTTGGCCAGGGAGCCGAAACCATGACCCTCTCGGACCTGTACGAACAGACGGGTCTGAAAGTCCACATCGCCGCCTTTTCACTCGAAAAGAATTCGACCGACTACTTCTCGGTTGACAATGCACCCGCCATGAAGGTGCTCGACGCACTCTGTAAATCCTGTTGTGTGCCCATCCTCTTCGTGCCTCAGGATGGACACGTGGATGGCGGTCTCTGTGAAAAGATTCCGATCGTGCCCTTTATCCATCGCCCATACGACGATGTGTACATGGTCCGAGTTCACTTTGCCCCCCAAAAACAGAGTTATTTTAAACAATTGATGAGTGTTATCATGACCATGCGGTACGAGTGTCCCGTGGATTTTCGGTGTGCGCATCTCGACCTGGGGACCGTGAATGTGTTTGACTTTAAGATGTCACCTGAGACCAAACGGTCCTTATTTTTGAAAGGGTACTCCCATCCAATCTGTACAGTGTGACCATCATCAATAGGAACAACCCAAACTGTGTCACAAACTTTTCGTTCCCGAATGTGTATACAGGACCCATGATTTTCCCCATAAATGTCTGTTCTGGATCCGTCTCACCGCGAAGATACTGTTCCAAAACCGTCAAGCAACACGTCGAATCTGACCCTATCCAGTGTACCAGTATGCCCGACATGAATATAAAGTTGAGAAACATAGCGTCCTGTGTGCCTATGAACGGTGTGAGAGCCACGAACACGACGGTAAGGAGGTGAATCGCAAAAATGATATTCGCGGCGACACTCATTAATAGAGTGCGCGAAAAAGTATTGGATTGAATGACTGATTGGTCGCCGGATTCCATATATTTGAAAACCTCATGTGCATCATCGTGTTTGCGAGAGTCTGTTTTCCGGGATTGGGTAAGAGAACAAATGTTCCGTTCGCGTTGAAGGCACATGTCCGAAGTGTTACCGCGTCTTGTATACACAGACACGTCACATTTGAACCGGGTCTATTCAGAGTATTGAGATCAACTGTTGCGGTTCCAAGTCCAATCCCAATCGATGAATTATACTGAATCGCATTGGATGTGATGAATATTCCGTCACGCATCCCTCGATCCCAATCGTATACACCTGTGTTCGTATCCAACTTCAGTGTCCTCCCATTCTGTTCCAGACGAAACTTGTACGGAACACAGCCGGACCGCATCTCACTTCTCGAAATGAATGTGGAATTGAAAGTGATGCCGTCGAATTTTGTACCTGTTCCGTGAATGATATTTATCGGAAGAGTTATATTCGTCGAGTATGTATTTGTATATGGAAGAACTAGTTGTCCCGGAGGACCGGTGATTGAAAGACTAAAATTATACCCACCAACCGATTGAACATATTGTATACGGATCGGATATGATACACCCGCTGTCAACGCGAGTATTACAGTAGTTGTACCAGAATTTAGGTCCCATTTCGCAAATATAGTGCGGTTCGTAGTGGTAAACCCGGAGTTCGCGACGTCACCAACCCACACATAACTCTCATCATCTGCGTGCAATGTAAATGTCCAATTAGCCGTCACATTTGGTACGAAAGTTCCCCGCCATTGAACTGAAAACGGCGATACTGCATACCCAGTGTTGGGTACGAATCCATTTGTTGCAGCGGAAATACTTGATAGATCGGATACGAAACCTGCACCACTCGCTGTCCTCCCAGTAAACCAATTTACATCTCCGCTAAAATTTCCATTAAAAACTCCAAACTCGAGACGCAACATTTGAAATGCAAGCATCATATCATCAAGTGACCGAGGTTCGAATGGTCGACCAATGACGACGCGACAATCGAACCGTATATTACTCTGTGAAAATGCAGTCACTGTCTGTATATCGCGAGGTATGTTGTACCACCCCGACCATACGTGCGACTTTGATGTTGCACCCATATTAAAAAAATCGACGTGTTCGGCAATCGAACACCGATTCGGAATTGTCAACTCGGGTGTCACGTGTCCCTTGATCAATACGATGGTCCGTGAATTCGGAACGGGATCGTTTTCAACGGTTACCGGTACATCCCCCGTCGAAAGACGTATATTTCCAAACTCGATACCACCCGCCGTCCGTATCTGGATATATCTATGAGCATTCGTGGTCCAAGACGGATACGTTGGGGTGCTTGATGTTGAAAGAGATGGTCCGCCATTGATTCTACATGTTGTTGCAAGACCAGTCGACGGAAGTAGAAACTGACAATGAATCCATGGACCTGCAGTGATAGTACCATTCACCAATCCAGTAAATCTGACCCCTAAAATTTCGGGGACAACAACTGAATTGGTATTATCAAATACCGGTCCAAATGCACAGAATGGAGCCGCCGGAAATCCCACACCGGCAGTCTGTGAGAGTATAATGGGTGCATATGTTTGTCTATATGTCGCATCATATTTGAACCAAAAATCGATGGTGATTGGTGGAGTGAATGTCATTGTCATAACTTCTGTATTCGACGATGCGATATTTGAAAGACCCGTGAATCGAAGAGCGCTCCGGGGCCCTGAAGACCCCGTGGCGGCTCCGGCGACCGGGTGGACATTCGTTATATATTCATACATTGAGTGTATATTCATGGTGTGGTCTTGGATGAAATAGATGCGTCCGTCGTCAAGTCTCCGAATCTCTTGATTGAATCTCCTCGAGTTGAGCATGATTCCTATGCTCGTGTGTTATTTTTTTCAACTCGGTCAAACGAGACACCACGGCTGTAATGTATAGATCCCACGGATACCGAGGAGCCTTTTTATAAGCCGCGAGAGCCATCTGGAGGTGGTAGAGACATTTATCGGTGTCCACCAGGTGCTGAACCCGTTGGACCTCCTCGATTGCATATTCGATGGCGTAGAGTCCCAGTGCGTCCATCTGAAGGGAACAGAGACTTTAAATCGTCGGAATCCACTCCCACTTGAGCTCATCTGTAATCCTTTTCCAAATCTGGTCGTGCTTGTATAATTTCTCACGAGATTTCAACAGCGGAAAGAAATCGAGGTACTCGTCATGTCCAAGGAGTTCACAGAATTTATACAGAATGTAGGAGTAGCTCAGGAAATTTATTCGTTCATTCGGACAAACCTTGTCAAATGGTGCTTGAATGGCCTGAAACATATTTCGGAGCTTCTCTTCGAGTTCCGGAGACATGACGGGTGGTTTCGTACCATGTAAGAGTGTGGTGATGTACGGGACGTGTTCGTAGTACTTGTTGTATCCCAACTTTTTCAAACTCTCCTTGACCTTCTTGTGTGTAATTTCACCGGATCGGAGCCTCTGCTTCGAGAGGTCCGTCTTTACGTCGCTCATCAGCGTGGGTGGAAGCGTGGTGTTCTCCTTTGCCTGAAACTGGTTTATCCACTCGTTAAAGTGGTTCTCGCGCTTGTATGAATACACCATGGTCTTATCCATCGTCTTTTCGTCGTTATAGTCAAAATCTCCCGATAAAGACGGGCGACATGATGCACAGTCCATACAGATGTCGTCCCCTGTATTCGAATCGTAGTAGATGTTCGATGATGCGCACCGAATACACGTCATCTCCATCTTCTGGACCGTCTGTTTCCCCATCAATTCGTTGTACATGTCACCTCGCCGCTCACCTTTGTGCTGTCGGACCCCCAGCTTTCCCTTGACGACCGTTTCTGAACCAACCCGGTGATGGTTCTGGATGACACTCGCGATTCGAAACAAAAAATCGATCCGTTCATTCTCGTCTTTAATACTCATATACTGTTTGTGAATCTCCTCCTCCATTCATGAGAACATGACACATCGTTTTAAGCAGTGTCGTCATCAGCGAGCGTGGCCAGAAAAAATGTAACGTCTCCCAGACTTGCAATCGAGTATTTAAACGAAATGGGTCCCAGCGACGAGTGTGCAATCTCAATGTTCGAACATATACCCGTCGCTTTGATGAACATGTTGATATACTTGAGCGAGTAGACGCCCGTGATGTCAACATCTGTGTCCGGACACTCGACGTCCGTCTCCTGTTGGATAGAGTCACCGTCGCACTTGAACGTGAGTTTATTCTTCCATCGACGGATGGAGACCGTGTCTGCAAAATTTGACATTTCGCGAATAATCTTTTGAAACACGGTGGACTGGACGATGGTGTGCACATCCATGGTGAGAGAGGGCCGTTCATAGGTATCATCATTGAGCTCGAGGAGTTTCATGTGAAACGAGGATGTGGTTTTCTTCTGTGTATTCTCGATACAGAAATCCAGCGTCGTTGGATTCTCGTCGCGCATCTTCAAGGTGAGGATATCATTTCCGGTGATAGTCTTGAACACCTTGAATGTATTCAAAATGTTCATGCCGGCGAGAATCCGGTGGGGACAGGTGTAGGATTCAAACCCGTCGGACAAGAGATGCATATCAATGAATGTCACGTGAGAAATATCCAGCGTCGAGAGATGGACCCCCTTTTCGTCAAACACCAGATTGACATCGTTCAAGATATCCTTGAGTACCTCGAATAATGTTCGGAATGCATTCGCCTGGATCGTCTTCAGTTCCATTCCTTGTCTGACAGACTATTTCTTTATGTTTTGGTATGCGTCCTGGACACTCTGTGCAATCTTTTCCTCGAGCGCCGGTGTCATGGGTGGGGCCAGTGAGCTTCCGTACATGTCCAATGTGAACATATCCGTATCCAATGCGAGTTTTGATCCGAGGGTGCTATACTCCACCTCAAATGGAATCATCTCCTCGAGACACGACCGAACCTCTCCGCCCACGAGGACCTTCCCCTCGTCTGTGATCAGGGTCGGGACGCGCGTGATACCCTTTGGAACCCCGTGTGTGTTGATATTATGGAGTTTCACGAGTGAGAGGAGTACCGGCTGGCTCTGCATAAACTCGAGAATCGTTTTACAGTAGTCGCACTTTTGACCAGCGTACACGAGTACCGGCATTTTAAAATATAGACTTAAATTAAATGTGGTTGCTCGTCGCACTTCTCGCCCTCATCGGGTTCTGGTGGTGGAGGACACAGAGAGTGGAACAGATGACCGTCACTGATATTCTGGGGGACATTCAACAGAAACGACCCGAGCTGTACCCCATCAACACCATTTCTATGGAACCGGATGGCCGAAGCCGTTTTATGATGTATAATCTAGACACCTATGCGGGTGAACTGTATGATTATTTTCCACCAAAGAAGTAATGCTGTCCGCCAGAGACATTGCACGGATGCAGACGAAAAAGAGAAACCTCAAAAAAGAGCTGTATAAAACAATTCTGGAGGGATTTTCGAAAAAGATTCGAGTCGCTGCAGACATGGGTCAGGTACAGGCATTTCTGACCGTTCCGACATTTGTCGTCGGGTTTCCGGTATTCGATCCGATTCCGGCCACCGTGTATCTCATGCGACAGCTGGAGAGATTGGGGTACACGGTGACCCGGTACGATACGACCCAGATTTACGTCTCCTGGGGCACCACTACACCGGACCCAGTCGTGGTTCAGGAGGAGCTTCCCCCGCTCCCGGTGTTTGCAAACCTTCGCAAGGTTGCGGATAACATTCGCAAAAATCAATCTTAGGATACAATAAATGGACGTGTCGAGCGAGGCCAAGAATTACCTCGTCCACAGACTCACCACTATTATGACACCCATCATGCGCGAAAAGTTTATTCAGATGTACAAGGAGGCGCTGGAACAAGCAAAGAATTCTCGGGGACACGTGGTCCAGAATGTCTTCAAGGTGCTCCTCGAGGAGGTGGCCAACTGGAACAACACCATGATCAAGGAGCACACTGAAATGTACGAGACGGCGTCAAAGGGGATGCTTTCGAACATCCTCGCCAGTGTGTTCATCTGCTACGTCAAGATGCTCTCGTCCACCATCCGAATGTCGAAGGATGCAAAGAAGATGAACATCACCCTTCCGACGAATGATAATTTCGTTCACGCGTGCATCAACAACGCATCGATTGAGTTTATCAAAAAGATGCACATCTTCAGAATCGAAAAGGAGGATGAGCGCAACGAGGCCATCGAAGAGGTGTGTTCGCGTGCAATCATCAAAACCATCCACGACATCATCCCAATCAACGAAATCTTTTCGGCGTACATGACGTCCAGCGAACACACGCTCGACTTTGGCGAAGAGACGAAACCTATCGACCTCTCAACTGAAGAGGAGGAGGAGCCAGAAACCACAGATGAGCCAGAAGAAGCAGACGAGCAGCCTCCCACTGAGGAAGAGGCCAAAATGATTCCAGGTGTCCCTGCACCACAACCGGTGCAACCGGCACAGACTGTACAACAGCCACCGCCCCTCTTCGATGATGCACCAGATCAGCGCCCCGCACAACCCCGAGTCTAAATAAAGTCGACCTCTACTAATAATATGTATTCGTATCTCCGTCAACCGTGGTCCGCGGCCCTCTTTGCGGCTGCAGTCACGGCATTCTACCAATACATGACTCTGAATATGAACGGGAAGAAGGACCTTCCGAACCACGTGTATCTCAAACCAGCCGCGCTGGTGGCTCTCCTCGTGTACATCATTCTCCATTTCGGTCAGATGTACACCGAGCCGCTATTAAAGGTATAATACATAGACTGTCTAAATGTCGACGTCCATCGGTGCATTCATTGATATGATGGAGCAGTTTCTCACTGAGCTCATCGACGTCTTTCCGGATGAGCAGGCCTTCAAGGATGCATATTCGGCAACCCTTCTCATGCGCAAGACGAACCCGAGGCTCGTGATGTCCACTTTCATGGAGTGTATCACCCCGCACGCCGGAAAGCTCATGAGCAAGGATGAGACCATGTTTACCCAGGACGCCATCAACATCGAGTTTCTTCACACCCTCAACATCGCCGAGCACTGGTCTGCCGAAAACACGTCCGACCAGACCAAGGCGGCCATCTGGCAGTACCTACAGACTCTCTACATGCTCGGCACCACCATTAGCATGCTCCCACAGGACACGCTCAACGCCGTCGAGTCCATCGCGCGACAGATGCTTCAGACCAACGGCCCGGAGCTCTCGAAACTGCTAGGAAAAAATACCTGAACAGAGTAAATGATGTGGTTTTACAAGCCATCCGAGCTGGTACGTAAACCACTCGAGTTTTGGCCATCCCAGCGTCAATCATATGACGATCGCATCAACGCGACATCTCGCTTTATTATATACAGCTCGCTCATCGTCTACGCGATGAAGCGAGATGTCAGGGTCATCGTTCTCATGGGACTGCTCATTGCAGCCATCTTTATCATGGTGAAACTTGAACCCCCAAATGGCCCCACCGCATCTATGATATCTCGTGATAACCCGGTCGGAAACGTTCTCATATCCGACTACCAAGACTATCCCAACCGACCAGCAACCTATGCGGACCCCGAACTCATCCGGTCCCAGATGGAATCCATCTTCCCGTCAGGGAGTCGGGTCGCTGAACGCCAATGGTACACCATGCCCAATACAACCATCCCCAGTGACCAGGACGGGATGTTGGACTTTATGTACGGTGGTCGTGTAGAAAATTGTAGAGCAAACCAAGCATTCTGCCACCCACGGATTTCTGACGAAATCACCCTTCGGAACAGGCGATAAAATATATGTGGCCCTAGAGTAAATGAACTATAACGTGGATGTAGACAATGAGCTCAGGCCGCAGACCACATCGTATTTTAAAAAGGACTATCAGTCCAGGCCATTCGACTTTCCGAACATATACCCCACCGGCCCGATTGTCATTATGGACACCGAACCGATCAGTACCCGTGCAACGATACAGAATGCTCTGCTACAGCAGAGATATTTTAATAAGTAGGTATAATAATAAGATGGATGCAGTTGCCCTCGCCGCCGTCGTTGGACTCGCATACATTGGGAAACAGATGACGGATACACCACCAGCTCCACAGGTTCCAAAACAGGTTCCCGTCACCATCGACACGCAGGTGGCCCAGCCACCCATCGGGCGCAAAGAAACGATTCAATCGTTCAGAGACATCGTCCCTGACGCCACCCGTCATACATACGGACAACCCGTCTACAACACAAGTTCAAGAGAAAATGTATCGAACATCATGAAGAATCTGACTCCCAATCCATGGACCCGTGTCGGCCCAGGTCTCGGTGTCGGACCAGATGTTCCGGCAACCGGTGGGTTCCATCAGTACATCCGTGAAATCCCAGTCAATCCCAATGAGGAGCGGCTCACCCAGCTCCCGGGCCGGGTCCAGGCGCCCCCGATGGCACCCGTCACCAGAGGAACCGATGTCTCGTTCGAATTTGCTAAAAATAGACCTGACCAGGTGTACACCCGTGCACCCATGCCCGGCTCAGCCACCATCCGTGCACCCGAGGGACGCTCCAGGTTCGTCAAAGGAAGTCGCTCCACCATCAAAGACCAGACGATTGGTCGCGAGACTGATCTCCTCGGTGCACCACTCATCATCGCCAACAATCCGATGAACAGCGCCTACATGGTCACCGGAAACCAGAGCCTCGATCGCAAAGACGCCCGGGCCAAACCCCACCGTGCAGGAAATCCAGGGAATATGAACGTCCGCGCGCATCCACTTGGTGCTCACGGAATGCTCACCGGTACCAAATCGGATCAGAATAGCATCCCAGTGGTTCATGGAGCCGCAGCCGTTCCCAACGGTTACATTCGCACAGCGGTCCAGGAGGTGAACCCGTACAAGGATACACCCAATGCATTGGCCACAGGCGACTCGCTCACACTCGCGAAGCGCCAGCTGAAGGATAATGTCTACAACCACACATTTTCAGAGTAAAAAAAATACTTGTTGATAATAAATGTCTGGAGGCGTGGTGCAACTCGTCGCGACCGGTATCCAGGACGCCCATCTCACCGGGAATCCCGAAATTTCATTCTTCCGTTCGTCCTACAAACGCCATACCCATTTCGCAATGTCCGTCGAGGAACAGCTCATCCAGGGCAACCCGGGCCCGAAGGGTGTCTCCACCGTTCGCTTCGAGAAGAAGGGTGACCTCCTCAGCTACGTCTACTTTACGGCCCGTACCAGCGCGGGCGCCGACACGCCCGTGAACTGGGGGAGCGTGATTGATAAAGTCGAGCTCGTCATCGGGGGACAGGTGATTGATACCCAGGATGTGTACTTTTCCAATACACTCGCACCAATGATGCTCTCGTCCACCTTCTCCACCAAGTTCCGCGGTACCAGTCCCACCGAGATCTTCCCGCTCCAGTTCTTCTTCTGTAAGGATTTCAATTCCGCGCTTCCACTCGTGGCCCTCCAGTTTCACGACGTCGAGATTCGGATTACGTGGAACGCTCCAGTCACCGACGGGACCATCGTGTACCGGTGCTGGTCAAATTTCATCTACCTCGACAAGATGGAGCGCGAACACTTTGCGTCCAAGGCACAGGATATCATCATGTACCAGGTCCAGCGCATGATCGTCTCCGAAAAGTACCAACAGGAGCTCCCATTCAACCACCCGGTGAAGTTCATCGCCTTCCCCGCGCTCGCATACGGTGGTAACGCGAAAAAGAAGCTCAGGTACCAGATTAACGGGGTGGACATCGGCAACGACCGCGCACTCCCACACTGGACCCAAGCGACCCTCTACTACCACACCCAGTTTGGCTACGATACGGCTGCGCCCCGGACCGCCCTCATCCCCTTCTGCCTCGACACCTCCAAACTCCAGCCCACCGGGACCCTCAACTTCTCCCGTATCGATACGTTCAAGCTTCTCACTGATAATAGCCTCGATCTTAGCACTGACATCGTTGACACCGCACAGAGCGGTTTCATCTACGCGGTCAACTACAACGTGCTCCGCATCAACCAGGGTATGGGTGCACTCCTCTACAGCAATTAAATACAGTCGTCTAGAGTAGGATGGCGTTCCACGCGGTGTATAAGCGCCACACCCCGTTTGCATTCGAGACCGTGTCCTGTCCAGTCTTCAACGGCGTCTATAAAGTTCAAAAGGTGGGTGATGTACTTCTGTACGCATATCTGTATTACGAATCCGAATTCCCTTCACAGATTCAGAGTATCTCTCTCTTCATAGGGGGTCAGGAGATTGATACATGGGACGACTATTACCTGAATGTCCTGAACCCGGTGCTGATGAGTAAACATAATGGATATACACCACAGAATACCACGAAATTTCTTCCGATTCCGATTCCGATGCTCCCTCTGAAAAATATGCGGTACCACGACATTGAGTTTGTCGTCAAACCAGCGGGTCTTCCCATTTCGATACACATGATGCAGGCATGGGTCGACGAAACCATTCCGGATGGGGACATTCTCTACCACCGAGTCTTTCGACAGAGTATACGACCAAACATTCCATTTTCCGTCTATGGAGCCGTAAAATACATCGCGTCCAGCGATTTTCGTCTCGATACGATCCGATTCGAACGTGAGTACACTGTACTCCCACTCCGTATCGCTTTTACGAATCACTCATCGACCAAAACCAGGGATTTTGTCGGAGCACCGGTTCTCATTCCCATCCCGATTCGAGTGATCCACGCCACTCTCGCGAGTACCAATGAAATCCAACTCTACGGATATGATACCGAATCGCGCTTCGGTCAATGTATGTTCGATATATTGCGAGAGACCTGTGGAGAAGTTACACCCATTCCAATCGAAAACGACGAGGTCCTCAAGGTGGTTGGTACATATATCGTGTGTCGCAGCAGTATCCGGAATCTCAGTGGGACATTGATCGAAACCTATTCAGATGATATCATCGACGGGTACATGATCGACGGTCGCCTCTTTATTATATTTCGACGCATCGGGTTTCAATTCTTAGATGATACACTCAGAAACTATACATTTGAGCGGATGCACTATTCGACACATCAGCATAATAAACAATATATCATTTCATACACGGACGGTTTGTACGATATTATAGATACAGTGACCCTCCAAGTGTCTGGACACCCCCCAACCCCGGAAATTTCTAAGATTATCAGCATTCCATCGACTCAGCTGGACCAGAGAGATACATTCGAGGCTGGTCGCACGGATGAGTACTATAGCAGAGAGGAGGGTGGACTCTCGAAAATATATTACCAGTCCCAGTTGGTGTTCACGTGTCCAGCCAACGGATACAGGACACTCGTGGATGATCGGTTCTACATCTACTTTTTCTCCATCGCAACGAACCAGGTCATCCGGATCCCGAAAGGCGTCGGTACAGACTCTATACGTATAAAAACGCTCATTCCGTTCTGTACCGACACAAACAGCTCGGACCTCACAGGGTACCGTTGGTTCTCAGGTGAAGATATCCGTATCAATGCATCCGGTATGCTCTACATCGTCGTATACACCATTCTAAGCGTCCGAAATGGAATGGCCTCTTTAAGATTTTGATGTGTATATACTCTAGGAATGCGATGGCGCTCCATAAGGCTATGGCGATACCGGTTATACGGACCACCGATGGATTGAAATTTCTCGTGGTGCTCGATAAGCGATTCAAGGAGTGGACGTTCGTCACAGGAGGGTGTCGGCAGCGAGAGATTCGGAACCCGCTCCGATGCGCACTCAGGGAACTCGAGGAGGAGACACGCGGGGTGGTGAATCTCAAACGTGGAACCTACAGCTATTTTCGATTTACACACGTCTTTTCGTATGAGGAATCAATTTATCACGTGTACATCTTCTTTGTTGATTTGACACTGGATGATATGACATCGATTAAGAATAAGTTTGAGTATGAGAAGCTTCTGATGGACACCAATCAAGTGTGTTTTCGAAAGCAATATGACGAAAATGATAGTTTGGACTTTGCAACCATCGATGAACTCAGGACGAAACAGAACCTCTGGTCCCTGGTGTATAATAAAGTGATCCAGAACGCAGAATTCTACACGGCGCTCAATTCGGAAAAAAACGATAAATTTTATATCGTATATTGATAATATGACAAAGAGTAAGACGGAGATTATTGAGAAACTGAAGCGTCTCTCGGGTCAAGAGGATCCGGAGTGGGCGTCGTGGCCAGTACACAGGTTGCTCGCGGCAATTGATGATATAAAGGAGACCAGACGATCTGAAGTGCTCGCCGAGGACTTTTCGAGTCGCATCACGGGTACCATTAAACATTAAAATCATTCCTTGTATAATGTATAAATGGCGAAAGAGCAATGGGATAGCACAGTCACATACACTTATGGATGGTGGATTGTTTTTTGTGCCGATTGGTAAATCGGACGAGTTTTTCACCGACTACGTCGAGTGTCTCAAACACTCGAAGCTCTTCGCCACGGAACTCAAGACGTCAAAATTTAAATTTTTTGTCGACATCGATTATATCGCCGAGACCCCACTGTCCGTGGATGAGATTCTGGTGTTGTCCCGGAGTATTCACGATTCGGTTCCGGGGCGGTGCATTGTGGCCCACTCGGCACCAAAAAAATACAAGAACGCCATCAAGTCTGGTATACACATGCATTGGCCAGACTTGATTGTCGATGTCCCCGCTGCCCAGGCTCTCGCCGAAAAGATTGGAAATCCCATTGTGGACATGTCGGTGTACAAGGGGTCCGGTATACGGATGCTCTGGTCACATAAGAAGGGAGCCAATGGGGACGAGGATCCATATGTACCCCTCATTGAACTCCCGAGTGGACATCGACTCCCTCCGGAACCCACCATCGAAATGCTCCGATTGTGCTCCATCCGAATGGGTCCGGACCTCCCCCGCGACCAGCGACGGTGTACATCGTCCGTCATCGAAGACTTTTTAGCAACCTGTATGAAAAATGAGATGCGATTCAGAGGACTCTGTCCACCATCGGACTATTCTATCCACGTGAGGAAGGTATCGTGTGTAAAAAAGACGATTATGATACAGACCACCTCAAAGTTCTGTATGCACAAGCGGGCGGAACACAGTTCGAACCACGTCTATTTTGTGGCTGATGTACAGCGCTGCCTCATCCACCAGAGGTGTCACGACGAAGGGTGTGAAAAGTACAAAGGAATGAATCACACCCTTCCAATTGCGCTTTTAAATATATTAAAAGAAATTTCAATTGAATAAGAAATGAGTGAGACGCGTACCAGGTCAGGACGCATCATTAAAAAACCAGAGCGCTTCTCGCCCGTCGAGAAGGTGACGGATGATTATGGAAGTGATGAGCACGACACTGATTGGGAGAGTGACATCTCCTCGGAGATTTCTTACGATCCGGAAGATGTCGAGGAAGAGGGTGATACAGATGATGACGAATTCATTGATGACGATGATAAAGAAGAGCCGACAGACAAAGATAATGGATGTGACGATGACAGCGCTTCAGAAACCTCCGATTCCTGAGGATGAGCCGCCGCCACAGAGACAGCTCCCCCTGGTCCAAGAGGAGGTGTACTATGAACAACAGCGCGACCCGAGTTTTCAGGACTGGTACGGGGATTCACCAGTCCAGGAAACTCTTCCGCAATTTCCATTTGATAAACATACGATTATTGTCATCTGTGCCGCATTCTTTATCGGATTCCTCATCGGGAGTCTACGGCGACCAATTATCATCCGCGGTACGTAATGGGTCTAAACGACCAAACCGGTGACGACGACCAATTATCATCCATGGTACTTAATGGTTCGAAACGACCAATCTCGCCGTGGGACAATTCGCTTATGGACGCTCGCATGTTCGGGAGCGTATCGAGCGTCCGAAGTATATCAAGGGGTGTTGATGTATGTTTATCAACAGGCCTTGTTATATACGCCATGTACACAAAAATGGCGAGAGTTCCGATGATTGCGAGAGTTAGGATATTTAAGATGGCGGCGAGCATTCCTCCTCACCCTCTGCTATAATGGTGACATTATTTGTCCTCGAGTTGCGCCTCTCCTCCATCTCCGCCTCGATGATATCGTGCGCCTCCTTCACGAGGTCCTCAAGTGGTGCATCCGGCTTCTCTTTCCGGAGACGCTCGACAACCTCAGACGGGTGTGAGATCGGGGGCTCGTCGGGCTTGTTGTAATACTTGGAATTTTCGTCGGTGGGGTCGACCACGCGGCGGCGCTTCTCAAAGAGCGCAGAGGCCTCCTGCTGATTGGCCTGGTACTTTTTCATAATCTCCTCGAGCTTCTCGTCCGAGTAGTGAACATCGTCGATGTGGTCGCGGTCCGGTGGGATCAGGAGCCACTTGTACATGT